TTTTGTAAAGTTATTAGTTCCTGCATTAGCCAATTTATCATCTAATTGAGCATTTGTTTTTTTCTCTAAATATCCCTCTTCTGCAAGAGCGATGCTTAATACTTTATCTAATTCTTTCATAACTATTCTTCTCCTTCTTCAATCATATTAACCTCAGGTAATCCTGCACAGCTTGTTAATAACGATAAGATTCCTGCTACCGCTGAAGCACTTAATACTGCTATCCAATTTATTTCGTGCAAATATGCTCCTGTTCCAATTGTAGCAACTGCTGTCTGACATACTGTCTTAATTGCTCTGACTAGCGCACATTTTAGCCATCTTGTTTTCATAGAAAAGCCCCCTTTCTTTATTTAATCTACGATCTTAAATTTTCTTACTTTTTCTATAATATTAAATACAAAAGAGTTTCCTTTTAATTGTTTGTATAAAACAAAGCTTGTCTCTATACTTTCAAGCTGATATTTAGTAATTGTTTCCGCATCTTTACATCTATCATAAATTTCAAGTATATCGTTTCTCAAGCTACATTTAGTAGCTTCTATCATAGCTATATAAAATTTATAAGCACCAATTAAAAAGGTACAAATAAAGACTATTTGTACCCAAAAATTTTTAATTAATTCTAGAATATACACCTGTTATTCCTCCTCTGTTTCTACGCTGTCTCCGTTTTTTATATCAATTAATCTGCTAATTTCTTCTACATCTGACTCTTCTAAAACGCCTTTATCTAGCCAACTTGCTGTATTTAGTATAACTTTATAATCAGGCTCAACTCCGATACTTTTTATTAGTCCTTTTTTTACAAACTGTCTTAAACTAAACATTATAAAACACCTCCTAAATCGATTATTGCTTGCTGTATTTCAGCTATTTCTTTTTCTAATTGTTTATTACTTTTATGAGCGTTAAATTCTGTTCCATCATATATTAACTCATATTCTTTATCTAAATCTTCTAATTCATTAACTTTTTTAAACCCTAAATCATTAATATTTAAATAGGTAAATAATCTCTTATCATAATTATACATATATCCTTCAGTAATCTGAAAATCCCACAAATACGGTCTTTTATACGATGCGCTATAATAGCCTGTTGTAACAAGCCTAATAGCTTTATAATAATTTTCAGATGTAATTGTTACAGTTTTTTCAATCGTGCTTGTAGAGGTATTTCCTACATCGCTAGCTATAGTTTCCCATTCGCCATTAGTCTTTAATCCTTCTAAATATGAGTTACTTTTCCAATATGAAATTCTCATTGTTAATGTTGTTATTCTTAGCAAAAACGGAAATTCTATTTGCCAATAGGCGTTATCAGATGAAGATAAATCTGATGCAGGTTGCCAAGCACTTGTATTCACCGCAGAAATAAGCCCATTTCTAACATAGTATGCAGGATTTCCTTCTGAAGATGCGCTAGCAGTAAATCCACCATCTATATTTTGATACATATTAGGAATAACGCTTGTAGTTATATGTGTAACATTTGAATCATCGCTTTGTACGTTTAATAACGTTCGCATATTATTAAAATATCCATTAATCTTATTATTTAACGTTAATTTATTTCCTACCATTTCCCATTCAGTAATCTGAATTTCTGCAACATTAACGTAAGCTGTGCCTGTATTCCTAGTAATATATACTCTATAATATTTATAAAATGTATTATTATTTAAAGTTATTTCTTCTATATCTGTCTGTCTTGATGTGCTTGTATATAACGAATTCCAATTGCTATTATCATTGCTTCCTTGAATACTCCAAGATGTTAAGTTAGTAGCATTTGTAGCGCCAACTAATGTTTTCATTTTTTTTATTTTTAACTGATAAGGGAAATCTAATTTTAACCATTCTTCCGTTGTGTTACTTGTTTGAGGTTGCCACTTAGTAGAGGTATCTCCATCACAAGCCTTGTCAGGAGCAAGCGTAGAAGCTGATGTTCCTGTAGCAACTCTACTAACCGATAATTTAATTCCGTTTGAGGTATAATTTGTATCATCAATTTTACCCCAAGTTTTAGGAATTAAATCGGTATAATATGTCTTGTTAATTTCTCCTATACTTACATCAGGGATATTATATCTATCAACTCTGCTTCTTTCGCCTACTAATTCTTCCGTATTATCATCAATTTTATCAAATAATACCTTATTTACGTTTGTTCCTTCCTCTACCGGCTCATCTTCTCTTTTAATATACTCATATCTTAATAAATTACCTGAATTATCATATACTCCATAACGGATCGCCCCATTACTTAAAACGTTACTTGCCACCCTATCTATTGCGTTAATCTTCTGTATACTCAAATCAATCCCTCCATTCCACCGCTATAGAATGTTCCGCATTTACGGAATTCTGCGGTCATTTTAAATATTAAATCATTAATTTCAAATAATATCTTTTCCACAGCATTTGCTTTTTGTATAGTCATATTTTCTAAACTTGTAGGAATATTAGTAAAGGAATAATAAGCTTGTTTTAAAGTATTTACATTGTTTCGTATTCGTTCTATTTCAGATACTGTCGGCATATCATATATTGTCCAATTAGTTTTTATTATTATATTACAATAATAATGATATGTATTTAATTCTCCCTCTATATATTCGCACCATTCTTCGATCCTATTTAAATCGTTATAATTATAAAAAGCTTTTGCTGTGTTATTATTTAAATCAGATTGTGTTCTATCGAATATTAAATCAGTTCTGCTCATCGTATACCTCCAATTTTACCTTAGCATACATATTTTTAAGTGATAGATCGTAATCTATCTGAAGAATTCTAGCATCTATTCCAAGCATTGTTATTAAATCTCCTACTTTTTCATCTTCTAATTTCATTACTGCACTTATATTTTGTTTAATAAACTTTAATGAAGCAAGTAATGTTTCGTTATTCCATATAAGATTTGTATTATAATTTACAGCTTTACTTAAATCTGTAGAAGATATATTAGTATTGTTTTTACTAATAGTTTCAGTATTTTCATCGTATCCTTGTCCACTTAGCGTTACCGTTAATCCTGTACCTGTTATAATAGCATAATTAGCGTTACTCTCAACAATTGTTCCATTAGTTATACTTAAATCGTGCATAGGCTGATCGAAAGTAACTAATAATGTTCCGTTTAATGTATTTTTATATAATTCTGTCGATGTTGAATTTGCTATAAACCTATGAATTGTTAAATCTATTTGTGTAGTTATCGCTAAATCATTAACGCTATATGATGTAATATCTTCTTCATTTTTTGTAGATATTATTTCATTAGATAATTTTTTTATTATTATTTTATCTGTTCTCGTTGTGTCTATTACTCCACATACAGAAAAAATAACTTGCCTTAAAGCTTCTCTCTTTGTTTGTATTGGTAAATACCCACTTATAGTTCTTGATCCAAGATCTGAATCTAACTCGTACTCAATATCAGTTAATATATCCGCAACTATATTAGATACTGTTTCATTATTATACATTCCGCCAAAATGTGTCTGATATTCTAACAAGCCTATATAATCATTAGCACTTATTTTGTATACTGATCGATTATTATTAGTAGTAGTCTGATCGATAAAAAATACTCCGTATAAATCCTCATCTTTATAAACCTTACAAGGCAACGTTCTTTGAAATAATATACCGATTTCGTTTTTATTTTTTATTTCTATGCTTGCATTGTTTATAGCTAATGCAGATGTATTACTTGAAATTTCTTCTAAAATTTCTAAATTTTCAATTTCATCTTCGTAAAAATTTCTTATTATTCCATCTATAATATTAAATATCTTCAAATATCTATACGGAATATTAGTATTATTCATCGTTATTATAATTTTATTAAATGCTGTAACTTTTCTATCACAAAAATATATAGCACTATCTACTACATAATCCGCTTCATCTAATAAAGTTGAATTCTGATACCATTTTATATTAACATTTTTAGCATAATTATTAGTATTAGAATCGAATTCTATCGTTATTCCGTGGCGATGTATAATTTTGTCCATATATTCTAGTAATTACTATATCATTAATAAAAGATCCGTTCTCATCTGATATTACAGAGCTTATATATCCAAGCCCTGATGGCGTATCAGGAAAATTAAAAAAATCTCCGTTTAATTTCCAAAAATTATGTTCTAAAGTTGCATATTGAGCAACTTGTCTAAGAGATTTAAAATCGTTAAAATCTACAAATGATTTAGGATCAGTTATACTTGTTAAGCAATCTTCCATAATTCCTTGAGGAATGTTTTCATATACAACTTTAATCATTATTCTACCTCTCTTTGCAATTCCAACGCCTCAAACGTAACGGTAAATCCGCCCCATTTGCGCATACTTGCATAATTAAAGACTAAGCTATCATTACTAATACTTGTTTTTGCCTTAAAAGTAATCGTTGATTGTCCATAAGGAAGCGTAACTATATGATATTCTACCGGCGCTGTAATTAATTCATATAATGTATCATAATCTTGTAAATTCATAGCTTTAACATTAAAACTAACCTCATAATCATAATATGTACCTTTTATTTCATAATGTTTTGTTCCATTTAAAGTAGTTCCTAAATTTATTGAGTTTAAGCTTGCTTTTCTTGTAATTTTAGTAATTCCTACATCAAATTCTTCATTATCAATAGTTATCATACAGTTACCCCCAATCTTGTATATTCATCTTCTAATGGTCTAATCAAAGTTCTAGCAACTTTAACTCCATCAAGCATTAATTCAACTACTTGAGGTTGTCTTACAATCTCTGTAGTTTGTGTATAATTTTTCGTAACATTCTCATTTTGACTTACAAGCGTATGTCCTTTAATGGCAATATCATTTAAAGCAAAATCCGTATCTAATAGATTAATTGCAGATTTTAATTTATCTTTCATATCATCTATTACACTTGGCATTTGCCTTGTAAATCCAACGCCTATACCTTCAGCCATAAACTTTCCTACCTCATCACGCATAACCCTTGATGGAGAAGCAATTCCGAAGAAATTTTTAATTGCATCTATACAACTATTACATAATTCTTTAACTTTACCAATTAACCAATCCTTAGCATTTTTCATACCGTTCCATAAACCTTCAATTAAGTTCTTTCCTACCTCAGTAAACTTATTAAAAGTATTTTTAATAGGCTGAATAACATAAGTTTGAATTATATTTCCTATACCTTCTAAAATCATTCCGAATACATTAACTGCCCCTTCCCAAAGCATTTTAATTAATTGTACTCCGGCATCCCATAATTTAGGTAACATTTCAATTATTGCCCCAACTAATTTACCTATAATCTCAGGCACTTTCTCAATAATAACAGGTATCGCATTAATTAATCCTTGCGCTAATCCTAACATTAGTTGTAATGCTCCATCAACTAATAGATCCATATTATCAAGTAACACCTCTACAATTTCTAGCATAATATCTACGATTGTAGGAATCAATTCAGGTAATGCTTCGCCTATGCCTTTAGCAAGTTCAGAGATTATAACAACGCCCATTAAAACTATATCCGGTAACATTTGAATAAAAGTAGTAGTTAATGCTAATATTATTTGAGTTACTGCTTGAGCTATTTGAGGCATATTTTGCGTTAAGCCACTAATTAAATTTTGTAATATATTTCCTCCTATTTCTAATAATTGAGGTAAATGTTCATTAAATCTATCAAATATCGCACTAACAATTTGAGGAAATTGTTCAGAAAATTGAGCTATTCTAGGCAAAATATTATCTAATGCTGTAAATATGCTTTCAACTAAATTATCTACTAATGCTCCTAGATCTGCGTTTTCATCAGTTAACCCTGCTAATAAATTTGTCCAAGCAGATTTCATAGCATTAATAGATCCTGAAATAGTTTTACTTGCTTCTTGAGCTGTAGTTCCTGTAACTCCTAATTCTGTCTGTATAACGTGAATCGCTGAATAAACATCACTTAAATTTGATATATCATATTTAATACCTGAAATTTTTTCAGCATCAGCAAGTAATCTTTCCATTTCAGACTTTGTTCCACCATATCCAAGTTTCAAGTTATCTAACATTGTATAATTTTGTTTAGCAAAGCCTTGATATGCGTTTTGTATGCTTTCAATAGATGTACCCATTTTATTAGCATTGTCTGCCATATCAGTAATTGCCATATCTGCTATTTGTGCTGATTTTTCAGTATCTCCGTTTAAGCCTTGTAATAGCGAAGCACTAAATGAGGTTACTGTCTCCATATATTCATTAGCGCTTAATCCTGCTGTTTTATAAGCATTATTTGCGTATTCTTCAACTGTTTTAGCGTTATCTCCAAATAATGTCTCTACGCCACCTTTTAACTGCTCATAGTCAGCATAACTATTAACAGCTTGTTTTCCCACATTAACAAAAGCTTGTCCTAATTTCTTTAAGCCTTCTAAAGCTTTATTAATAGCTTGAGTCGCTAAATTAGCTATTACCTCTTTTGCTATTGTAAATCCACCTGCAGAAT